GGAAAATACAAATCAGTTCAAGTAAGAACAGATACTGTAGTTATGGAAGATGGCGAAGAATTATCAAGAAAGTATCATAGACATTCTTTAGCACCAGATGCAGATATATCTAATGAACATGAAGAAGTTCAAGCAGTATGTAACGCAGTCTGGACACAAGATGTTAAAGATGCTTATGAAACTTTTAAAGCTAGTCAATCAGAGGAATTGTAATGAGTAACGCAAGAGATAAAGCTAACATACCTGCACTTAACTTCTCATCTACTGGTATAGATGACAATGCTACAAGTACAGCTATTACTATTGATAGTTCACAAAATGTAGATGTTGCAGGAACATTAAGTGTTAGAAAAGATGGTGTAACAAACCAAGTTGTTTTAAAAAATCTTACAGCAGGTAGTCTTGCTTCTCCTGAATTTACAGATATTCATTTTTTAGGAACTTCATCAAGAGACAAATCAAGAATAAGAAGTTTAGATGTAAATAGTTCTGCACAAGGTGGATTACTTAGATTTCAAACATCAAATGCTAACAGCACAAATGGTTCTTCTTTAATAGATAGAATGGAAATTGCTAGTAATGGTAATATTAGTTTCTACGAAGACACAGGAACAACACCTAAAATGCGTTGGGATGCTAGTACTGAGAGTTTGGGTATTGGTACAAGTTCTCCAGAAGGAAAACTTCATATACAAGGAGATAATGTAGGTACACCTTCTACTGATGCAGATGATTTAGTTATAGAAAAAACAGCAGATACTGGTCTTTCAATTTTATCAACTACAACTGGTCGTATATTTTTTGGAGATGCTAGTGATAATGATGTAGGTAGAATTATGTATGTTCATACAGATGACAGTATGAGGTTTATTAATAATGCTTCAGAAAGTATGCGTATCACTAGTTCTGGTAACGTAGGTATTGGTACAGCTTCTCCAAGTTCAATACTTCATGTTTCTTCTTTTGACCCAAAAATAAAACTTACTGATACTGATACAGGTGCAAGTCATTTATTATCTGGTAGTAGTAGTGCTAGAAACTTTGATTTAGTAGTAGATGATGGTGGTTCATCTGGGTCTCCAAGATTTAGTGTTCAAATTCAAAATAGTGGAAAATTTTATATTTTAAATAGTGGTTTTGTTGGTATTAATACAACTGCTCCTTTACAAGAATCAGCAGAAAAACTTGGAGTTGATGGTGGAATAGCAACCTTTAACAGGAATAGTGGTGTACCTGTAGTTATTAATAGAGGTACTAATGATGGAGAATTGATAAATTTTAGACAAAATGGTACTCAAGAAGGAAGTATATCAGTATCTGGTTCGACAGTATCTTACAATGGATTTACAGGAACTCACTGGTCAAGATTTCAAGATAACTCAAAACCTACGATTTTAAGAGGAACAGTTTTAGAAACTTTAGATGAAATGTGTGATTGGTATAATTTAGAGTTTGATGTAACAACAACTACACAAGACGAAGATGGTAATGATGTTGAAACTGTTAGAACTAAAAAAATACTTCATGTATTAGCTGATGGTCAATCTGAAGGAGATATTGTTACTTACAATCATGAAGGAACAGATTACCAAGCAACTATTGTTAAAGAAGGTGATGTTAAACACATGATGTCAAAAGTATCAGATACAGTAGATGCTAAAAATGTTTATGGTGTATTTAGTGCTTATGATTTAGATGGCGAAGGCTATAACGATTTTTATGTAGCATCAGTTGGTTCATTTGTAGTTAGAATAAAAGCGAATGAAACAATCGCTAAAGGAGATTTACTTCAATCAAATGGAGATGGAACTGCAAAAGTACAAATAGATGATGCTGTAAGGTCTAGCAGTTTTGCAAAAGTATTATCGACAACGATAATAGAAACGTATGAAGATGGTTCTTATTTAGTGCCATGTTCATTAATGTGTTAATAATATAAGGAGAATAACTATGGCAAACTACGAATGGTCTTTTCCAAACTTTGAAACAGATTCAGAGAATGTAGTTAAGACAATACATTGGAGATATACAGCAATAGATGGAGAACATTCTGCATCTATGTATGGCTCTTGTGCAGGTTCAGATGGTATGGATTTTGATGCTATGACTAAAGAACATTGTGAAAATTGTGTTCTTGAAAATCAAGATACAACGATTGAAGAAATGCAAAGCAATTTGTCTGCACAAATCGAAGAACAAAAGAACCCTGCATTGACATCAAAAACTAAGGAGTGGTAATGAACTTTAAATTTGATGACAAAGACTATGATAGCGATAAGCTATCAGAACAAGGTAAAATCTATTTAAGTAAATTGCAAAACATAAGTGTTAAAAAAAATCAGCTATCTTTAGAGTATGCTGATTGTGAAGTATTACAAAAACACTATACTGATTTGCTTAAAAACGAATTACCAAAAGAAGAGGAAGTAAAAAAAGAAAAATCTTCTAAGAAGTCATAATGAAATTTATACTAGCCTTTACGATGTGTTCCGCAATCACAGGCTTTTGTAATAATACAATGACACTTCCAATAAAGTTTGATCGTTGGTCAGATTGTGTCGCTGCAGGTGGAAAATTAATAATTGATTTTTCCGATAAAATGTCAGATAGAATAAACGAAGATAAACTATACATGAATTATTTTTGCAACGAGACAATGACCAATGAGAAAGACAGTTAAAAAAAAATCAATTACAAATTTACAACCTAGTGAGCTAGTAGGCTACAGGTTATCCTCTCATGAAAAAGTCTGTGCAGAAAGAATGAAAACATTATTCAATGCAATTGATGAATTAAAAAAAGAAGTTAAAGATCTAAGAACTGACATGAACAAAGGTAAAGGTGCTGTCAATGTTCTGATCTTCCTAGCAGGTTTAGTTACTGCTTTGGTAGGCTTCTTTAAATATAATGGCTAAAAAAATAAAATATTTTTTCAGAAATTTTCATGGCTAAAAACAATCGTAGAAAAACTGCTATCATAGGTTTAACTTCTGAGCTTACTGCTCAACTTAGACTTGCACAAGATCCTAATCTAATAGTGTTTTCACCAGTTGGTGGTTTAGGTCCAGTAGATATTGTGACTTTAAATATAACAACAGGTGAGTATACTGCTTATGATGTTAAGTCTAAGAACTATAGGAAAGTTGAAAGCTATGTTGCAAAAGATGGCTATAAAAGAAAACTTAAAGGTAAGTTTATTAACAGACACGCAACTAAAGAACAAAAAAAACTAGGAGTGAAAATAATATACGAATGAATCTATCCCCAAATTTTACATTAAAAGAACTCACTAAATCTGATTATGCTATTCGTAATGGTATACCTAATGAACCTAACATGGATCAGATTGTAAAACTAAAAGAGCTGTGCCAAAAAATATTACAACCTGTTCGTAATCATTTTGGTCCAGTAACTGTAACCTCTGGGTTCAGATCCCCAGAACTATGCGTTAAGATTGGCAGCTCAGTTAATTCACAACACGCTAATGGGGAAGCCGCAGACTTCGAAGTACCTGGTGTTGACAATGCTAATCTTGCTTATTGGATTAAAGATAACCTTGAAGATTGGGATCAAATGATCCTAGAATTTTACACACTTGGAGAGCCTAACTCTGGATGGGTTCATTGCAGCTACTCAGATAAACCAAGAAAACAATTCTTGAGAGCATTCAAAGAAGATGGTAAAACAAAGTACAAACCAATTATAGGAGATATAAGATAGTGTGGTTAAGTGCAATTAAATTGGCGGTAGAAGCAGGTAGTCATATCTACAAGAATAAGCAAAAGACTAAGATGCTTATGGCAGATGCTGCTATGCGTCATGCAGAGAAGATGAGTAAAGGTGAGCTTGAATACAGCGGCAAACTTCTTGAGTCTAGAAATTCAGATTGGAAAGATGAGTTCATTTTAATCTTGCTCAGCATACCTATTCTTATGTTAGGGTTTGCAGTTTGGTCAGACAATCCAGAACACATGGAAAAGATGAAACTATTCTTTGAATACTTTTCTGATCTTCCTTTCTGGTATCAGACAATTTTTGTAGGAGTCATAGCTAGTGTCTATGGTCTTAAAGCAACAGATTTAATTAAGAGGAAATAATGAGCCAACAAATACCAACAATGTTTGTATCACAATATAGTAAAAAGAAACCTACCCTTCTTGCACAACAAACAGGTAAGAAAAAGAAAAGAAAAACTAAGAAGAAAAAATAATGGCTAAGCAAAAATTTACACACTTTGTACCTAGAGATAAGCCACCTAAGAGACCAAGAAGACACAAAAAAAATCTTAACAAATCAGAAAAGAGAAGCTATAAGAAATACAACAGACAAGGTAGGTAAGTATGTTGGATAAATTATTATATAAGTTCTTTGGTATGATCGATGATTACATTGCTTGGGTTGAGGATCAGTTTACAAAATCTAAAAAGAAAAAGAGAAAAAAGAAATGAGAGACACTAAAGTATTAGAAGAGTTTAATAAAAAATTAGAAAAGAAATTAAAAGAGATGGATCTATTTAAACTTCTAAAGAAAGAAGTTGAGCATGGTGCTAATGGTACTAAAGATTATGTAATTAAAAAAGGAATTAATAAAGGTAAAGTTGCAAAATGAAACGAGAACATAATACAATGTTAATAGGTATACTTGGTGCAATTTTGTTAGGGTTATCCACATATGTATTAATAACTATTGTTGAATTGCAAGTTCATATTGGTATGCTTACAGAAGAAATAATGAATGTTGATAAACAGATTGGCAGAATTTATAATCACATAGATAGGATGATAAAGTAATGGCAATAACATATAGAGGTGAAAGATTTTCTGGTTACAATAAACCTAAGAGAACTCCAGGTGCTAAGAAAAAATCTGCGGTACTTGCTAAGTCTGGCAACAAAGTTAAATTAGTTAGATTTGGTGATCCAAAAATGTCAATCAAGAAACAAATTCCAGCAAGAAGAAAGAGCTTCAGAGCTAGACACAATTGTGCTACCGCAACTAACAAGTTGTCAGCAAGATATTGGTCCTGTAAAGCATGGTAGCTAAAAAAAAAGGTTGGAAGAAACCTGCAACTAAATCTTTAGTGTGCGGTCATTGTAAGAGTTGCAACAAAGAATTAATAAGTGATGCGGGTGGATGGATTGTCACACACAAACGAGAATACTTTTGCCATGATGGTAAAGAAGGTTCTTGCTTTGATGTTTATTGTGAATTAAAATACAAACAACAACAGGAGAAACAATATGCCAATGGTAGGAAAAAAGAAGTTCAGCTATTCTAAAGCTGGTAAGAAAAAAGCAAAAGAGTATGCAAAGAAAAAAGGTATGAAAGTTAAAATGAAAGGTAAGTACTAATGAAAAAAGGTTTATACTATAACATAAATCAGCGTAAGAAAAAAGGGATCAGTAGATCTAAAAAGAAATCTACAATCTCTGAGAAGGCTTACAAAAATATGTTGATGGGTTTTCCTAACAAGAAGAAGTAAGTTTTTTAATTTTTCTTTCTAGCTGCCTAACATACAATCGCATATCATCTAGCTTATGTTCTAGATCTTCGATCTTTAATCTATATCTTAGATGCCAGTTTACACCGACAAGATTTCTTTTAACTCTTCGTACTCTTTCCATATCGTTTGCTCTGTTCCCCAGTATCTATTTTTATTTTGTTTGTTATTAAGTGAGTATAAAATTGTAGTATGATCTTGATCAAAGAACCTACCAATAGAAGATATACTTATATCATAATGCTCGTATAAAAGATTGTGTAAGATACTTCTAATTCTAACTACTTCTTTATGTCTATCTTTACTTAGAACTGTATGTTTACTAATACAATATTTTTCACAAACTTTATCGACAATCTTATTGATAGCATCTGGACTCGCTGACTTATATGCAAAGCCAATTACTTTTTTATTGCTATCTACTATTTCTTTTTTTTCTTGCAGAACTTTAGCAGCATATAAAAATCCTTCCGAGAACCCTACCTCATATAATCTTTCTTCTTGGTTCGTAAGAAGGTAAAATGCTTTCTTAACTTTGTAGATAAAATTGTTTTGATTTAATTTTTTTATGTGTTCGTGATAGTGTTGGCTTACATTTATGGTCATAGATCCCCTACATTTTGTTTCCGTTTTTTTCAATTATAAAGTTAATAACTATTGTCTAGTTAATAACTCTTCTTGTGTCTGTTCTATCTGCCAAAGTAATCTATAAGAATCTTGTTGATACTTATTTACTTTTTGTTTGGCTTCCAGAAATTTCTGATGTTTCTTCGCTTGAAGATCCTTCAGTTTCTGCAGACGCATCTTGATGCTTTCCATCATGCTCCTTTTTTACTTTTGTAAAATCGATTCTTAAATTATCGATATTACATTCTACTAACTCTCCTCTGTTTCGAGTGTCAGTAGCATTCTTTATATCATCAAAGGTTTCAATCATTGTAAAATGACATTCACCATTAATAATTCGTGTAAATTTTGTCATACTTTATCCTTTTTGGCAACATCTTTTTTGTGTAATTCAAACGCCATATCATTATAGATAGATAAATCATGGTAGTTATCAGCTTTATATCCTCGTGTTGATCTAAATAATTTAAGTGCCATCATGATATGACCTACCTGGTGTGGCTTAATTCTTTTTTTTAAACTATCAAACAATACAAGCGTAAACATTTCCGCAAGGATAGTAAAGTTATGTTGATAATCTCCATAATCTTTTTGCCTATCCTCTACGATAGAGTCTTTAATCTTTTTATCTAAGTCTGTTATCTTGCTCATGTTCATTTGTTTTTTTAGCAAGGTGGGGAAAACGAATAGAAAGGGAAAAAACCCCACCCTGCTAGATACTTTTTAACTTATGTTAAAAGGTATAGTCATCATTACCATTACTTGATGCAGATGCAAAGTCATTTTTTGCTTTGCCAGATCCAGATGGTGTTAACTTAATTGTTAATCCACCTGCAACTTTATTCCCATCTTTATCTTTTGTTGGGAATGCTGCTTGATTATACCACATCCCATTGATCTTAACACCAATGGTCCAGTTCTTTCCTTTCTGTTGTGCTTCCACATTTGGCGGACCCACATAGACAGGTTGATTGCTTTCAACACCATCCCACTTAGGATTCTTAACTAGATTGATATATATATTTTCTGATTGTTCAGACATTGTTTCTCCTTTATCGACTTACTTGTCGGTTGTTATTTGCTATACCATTGTTTGGCATAGATCCCACAGTTGTTCCTGTAGAATTTTGTTTAAATGGTTTCGCTGAGTAACCATCATCATCTTGAATACCTGTTTTTAAATTTAACAGATTTAAAAAAGCATACTTCCTTGAGTATGACATGGCTTGACCAGTTCCAAACTTATCTAAGCCACCCATTGCCGAGCATCCATCTACTGTTATAGAAGTGTTTGGATTTTCAACATCATGAATAGTCATAGTACAAGTGACCATGACAAACTTCTCATGTAGTTCAGTTTTATAACTGCAAGTAGGATATAATCCCTCATCTAATAATGATTGCGTTGCAACTTCTTGAACCGCATCATGTAGTAAAGGATTGAAGTGCATCCCTCTAACTTTCTCCGCTTTCTTTACTCCACCTGCATTGATACAAGCCGAGTGTAGTTTTTGATATATGTTTTTTTTTATCATACTGTCATTCCCCATAGTTTGGTTATTAATTGTTTTTGTTCATCTGCTAGATCTTTATAATAAAAGAAATGATTTAAATCTGGTGGCTCACACATCAAAGCTAATTGATTAATGTCTCCATCACAGAATATAATCATCTTCTCCCATAATAAAATTTTCTCTACCATTTTATTGTAAAGAAATTTTAAATGATCTGCCTTCATCAACTCATGGGTTTGATCAAAGATAATATAATCTTGATCGTTAACATAAACTAAGAAAGGTATTTTCCCAGTTGCCATATAGTAAAATGAAGTCTGTGTTAAATTTTCTATTGTTGGTTCGCTTGGTAATTCTTGAGTGACCATGTTCCACTCATCTTTACCTTTTGATTTTTTTAAATTAGGTGGTTTAGTTTTTAGTTCTATAAATTTTGTTTTAGTTTCATAGTCTACTCTACCTATGATTGGTTTAATCATTAGCTCTTCTTTAACTTCAACATATCTTTCGCAAACTAATTTATCTTTACCTACTATTTCTTGCACAACTTTTTTAGTTATTGGAATACAATCTTCAGCAAACTTAATCATCTGTTGTCTGCCTTGCTTATCCTTTTCATCAACAGGATCTTTCTGATTTAAAATATCTAATTCATTTTGGAAACAAACATTATAATCTTTATCCCATTCTGTTTCTTTAATTGTTTTTGATTTATAAATTACATCTGCAATTAATCTTTGCACTACATTGTTAACTAGATTGCCGAAGTTAGGTTTATATCTAAATGGAAACTTCCTTCTAATTTCTTGTGGGAACGAATAAGAAATTAAATTTTTAGCCATAGGTGTAGAGGTACTTGAGTAGGACCAATGATCTAATCCTTCTCCACCATTGAATATTGAGAACGCTTTATCTATTTGTTTGCTATCCATTTTTTAACTGTGCATATCATTAAAAAAATTGTTTGTCAAACCTTTAATCTGTGATAGATATATCTTATTAATATAACAATAAAGGAAATCAAATGACATTAAATGAGTGGAGAATAAAAAATAAATTATCATACTATAATTTAGGATTAAAGCTAGGTTTTTCTGGAATAAATCCTGCTACTACAGCTCAAAGAATTTGCTTGACAGTTAAAAGCGACAAGCGTTTTCCGAAGCCACACATCGTAGAGAAAATAAGATCACTAACAAATCTAGAAGTAGACTATAAGGATTTATATGACGCATACCTTAAAGCAACCCAAAAATAAATTACCTTACAAAAAGGTTAGAATTGTTTGGCAAGATATTTGTACCTCATCCCAATGGTATGATGATCTAACTGATGTTGATAACTTCAGCTATAGTTGGTGCGAAGATGTTGGCTACTTATATTCTAAAGATAGTAAGGTACTAA